GGTCACATCGAAAAAATCTGTATATAGCTCATACACACCAAAGACACCTTTCTGTATGTCGAGACCAGAAAATACGAAGTCTTCATCAATATCAAAAATATCCAATACTTCTCCCCAGGTACTCGTTACTTCGTCTTCGTCTAGAGCTGACAAATGTACCACTTCTCCAGCCTCATTCTTCACCTCTATGAATGTATTTGAATCTACGAAAGGTCCAAACTGATGAGCTATGTCATCGAGCTCATGCAGACTATTTTTGGGAAACTCTTCTTCAATCTCGGCAGGAGCCTGGGCTTCTTCGGAAATGTAACTTTGGAGATCTCCAGAATCACTAAAGTAGCGATATACTTTCTCGCTTATTTTACCTATATAGAACTCTCCGCCTAGTCCATGTAATGTTATTGTGTATTTTTGCATATTAGACTAATTCTGCCGCTTTAAATTCATCCAAAACAGCTTTAGGGTCATGTGACGTCAGCAGCTTATAAGCAGTGTCATATACCAGTTTTTCATAAGGTATGCCTACTGTAAGTTCTCGTAGAACACTACCGAATCTATCTGCTGTTTTTAATTCAGATCGAATATTTATCAGCTCCTCTCTACCCTCCTCGTCTTTTTTAACTTTGGTAATTTTTACAAAACCTAATTCGTATAGGAAATTAAGTTTGTTGCCTATCTGAACATCTCCGTAGATCTTTACTAAAAATACAGGGCGCTTTCCTTGTCCTTGGTAACGCTTGAAAAGCTCTGGAGTCAACTTATCCAAATCCTCGTCAGCGACATCAACAGTGACATATTCTCGAGGCAGTTTGTAGGGAATGCAAGTAAGAGCAGCTCCATCATAATAGTACAGACCGTCTTTTTTTGTTTCGTTGCCTGCCGTTACACCAAGGCTTCCGCAGTAACCAACAAACAGCTCCTTCTGACAGTTTATATCGTAGTACTGCATTGTTCTACGAATATGGATATCGCCTAGCAGAATTCCCTCAAGGCTGCGACACTGATTACCGAACTCGAGTTCCTTCAGGCTTATTTTCTTTTTATCTTCACAGAAGGGCCACAACTCAGGAATTTGCTGATGCATGAATATCCAGTGCACACTGTTCGTGTCCCGTTTGTTGAGCTCATGATTCACCAAAGCTACAATGTCCGCAGGATTATCACTATAGTCTACCCCTACAAACTGAGGTACACTGTTTATGCTGTCAAACCCACACACAGTCTCCCAAGTAGCTCCATTTACAGGCTTGCTATGATCGCCAGCCAGTGCAACAGGAGTCACACTATGTTTTTTAAGCTTATTGATCTGCTCTGTTACGAAGCTGATTGTATCGCTGCTCGGCTTATTATGGTCGAACAAATCACCCACACTAACCAGGTAGTCAACTTTGTACTCAATTGCAGTGGCTACAGCCAGTTTGAATAAATCTCGATTATCTTGCTCGAGCTCTGGAATGTTGTACAGTTTACTCTCGAGGTGTTGGTCGCTAAATGCTATGAACTTCATTTTATTTTGACTCTATGTTCCGCGAACGATGTTTCCTTGTTCTTTGATTTTCCAGTCAGCCACCGCAGTCATCACATTCTTGCCTAGTCTAGGACTAGCTAATTTCAACATACGCAGGTTTGGCCAGGCAATCTTGCGCACAGCTAAAACCTTCTGTAAGGCTTCTTCGACAGAGAATCCTTGCATTACCCAGGCGATTATAGCTATCGCAGAACTGCGAGCTATCCCAGCAAAACAGTTAACACCCAGATTATGATATGCAGGGCTAGCGACAAAGGGATCCAAGAAACTAATGATGTTGTTGATGTGCTGTTCTCGAGGCCCCTGCTCTTCGATATTACTCTTAATAAATGGTTCTTCGTCTTCATCACTCCAATCTCTAAAATACTGCGCAAAATGGGATATGCCCTTACGCTGTAATCTTTGACCTAGTCTGAAAACCCTAGGCTTATCCTCAGGATCGACAGCACTAATCCATACATCCTGCAAAATAGTAGTTTTGTATGGTAAATCTGTTGCTTTGTTTAAATCAGTAATAACTATAGAAGCTATCATAGTATCAATTTTCTGTGTTCTTCCTTCACTTCCTCTACTTTATTCATTTGGCTGTTTGATGGTATGTGCGAAGTAAGTATATCGTATACTTGACTAGGAATGCTGATGGTCTCTCCGTCTTCAATAAAGAGAAACCCTTCATTAACTTTAGAAAGAACTGCCTCCTCAAAGTCCTCGTCGGCTTCTTGAAGAAACTCGTATACTTTCAACAACTCACGAGTCATTTTTTTCCCTGTACTCATATACAGGTAATACTGCTCATTTATAGAGAACAGCTCTAAGATACAAAACTCAGTTGCTCGTGGTTTCTTTTTAGAGAGTAACTCTGTTTTAATTCTTTCCATAAAATAAAAAGCCCCTGCAAGTGGGGGGGAGCTTGCAGAGGCTGTTGGGAGTACTCAGCTTGCGGCTAGGGCAAACTGATCCTCAATTTTTCTATTCAAGTATTCTCTTTCAGCATCTATAACGAGTCCTCGGACAAGATTGGAGGCAATTACGTTACCTTCAAGATCTGTGGCTACCCACAGTTGCTGATCGTGATCAAACTCTACATTAGATACACGAGTCACCTGTTTTGCGCCGAGGGTGTTCAATCTATCTACCAGATCATTAGCAAGACACTGAACATTTCCTTCTCTATCAATATAGATGGTTGCGTTCATCGCTGCTCTAGATGCTCATCAATTTCCAGAGAAATAGGCTCCTCGTATTCTTCTGTCATTCTACGCGTACTTTCGTCCGCAAGACCCAGAGACTTTTCAATAAACTTTGTAGCCTCTAGACAAGAGGAGCCGTACCCTTCAACTTTATCAATCAACACATCTCCATTTTTGCTTATCTTAAATATAATTTGTTTAGACATAAATCATCGAATTTCTCAAGAATTTACCGTTCTTGTCATACTTGAATTTAATTCTTACGGTGTGTTTCTTTTCCATAGGGCAACTCACCACATAGGTAACAGTCGCTTGTGCAGTGTCGGGGGAGTCTGCGTCATCGACTGGCTTGATGTGATGATAAGGAATATGCACCTCGCATGGAGTATTTTTTTCTCCTGGAGGGGTCGCAGATTCCTTGGTCAAAATATCTTTAATTGACCTAGCCAACTTTGATTTAATTAATTCGAATTCTTTATGTTCAATTTCCATAGTTTTACTTTTCTGCAATTACAACCAACTCACCTGTAGCCAATTCCTCAACCTTATAAGTAAGATCTTCGTCATACATAAACTTCTTGAGTTCTGTAAGTGCGTAGTTCTGTTTAATCTTTTGCATTTTTGGTCCAAGCTGCTTTTCTATGCTGCTATCAAAGAAATCGCAAACGAAAAACGCATTACCTGCCTGGTCTACATTTATACCTACATCGAACCCAGAAGCCTTGGGGTTCAATGCAACATACTGATGCACATCCTCCTTTCTTGGGTCTGAGTGATATGTCCGACACTTGCTGTTTTGTACAATCTTCCATCCCAGCGACTCAAACTGAGACAGTAAGTTTGTAATGTTTTTAAACTGTGTTGTTATGTTTACAGCGTGACTCATGATATTTGGATTTTTTCGTACGTGCCTGCCTTCTGGAGCCACAGCTCCACAATTTCTTTTGTATCAAACGTTTCTTCGATGACTTTGAAGAAATCCTTGAAAGATAATTTCAGCGACTCTTCTCCGTCATCTTTTAATGTAACGAGACTTACAGAATTCTTATCAATATCCATAACGTCTCCATTAGCTACCTCACAGTAAGGCAGATAAAGTTCGTGGTTATCGCCCCTAAATTTGACATTAAGCATGTCATACATAGGAGGGTCAATCATGTCGTTATCTTCGCTATACATAACTATACACTCAATTTACGGAAATACTCGCCAGCGACGTTAGCTACATCTGAGGTGTCCTCGGCAGCTTTCACAACATTACTAAGATGTGTCTTAAGCAGAGAGATGGCGTCTTTGTTTCCTTCGAAGTCATGCTTACCGTTAAGGAGATTTTCAAGCTTACTCAGCTCAGCCTCCACAGACTTGTCATCTGCAAAGTTTGCAGACCTGAACTCCTCTATCTGCCTGTATATTGATCTGATACTTGCTTCGGAGACCAGCTCTTTTTTGGTAATCTTGTTGAGAACAACACTAAAGTGCTCGGCAATCTTGCCACGCACAGTCTGCGTAACCTCATCCATGAATTGGCTAAGCTTAGAGGAATGCACCTCTAGCTGTTGCGCATACTCCTGGCGGTACTTCGCAGCAGCCTGCTGCTTTGCTTCGGCATGATCTTCTTCACGACGAATCTCATCCTGCAGGTTCAGCTCATTAAACTCAGTAGGCAGAGCTATCTCGTAAGAGACAATATCGAAACAGAATTTTTTCGCAATCTTTTCGAGAGGGGGATAATAAGAACTCAAGTCATCCACACTCACAGTGTCTTTATGGGCGTTATAGTACTCAATAACTTCTCGCTTATAGTCTTCGTACTTTAAAACAAACTCGTCTACCATAGCCAGGTAACCGGCACGGAGCTCGTTTAACTTCTTATACACTTCAATAAACTTTGTCTTTGGTACGAAGTGAGCTTGAGCAGCCAGCGGAAATGCGAACGAATTTTCGTAGAGGTATTTCCTAGCCTTCTGCTCATAATTCTTGAACTTGTTGAAGACTGAAGGCTTGATCAACATTTTCTTGCCCAGTTTAATAGTCTCTGGGAGTTGCTTATCTAATTTGATGTCTCCTTCAGTCAAGTTATAGGACATTCCCCACATACCGACATGCAGGTTTATAAGTTTCCCATCTTGGAAAACCTTGTTGTAGTGCTGTTGCAGTGTGGATGACAGTTTGTAATCGGACATATTTATTATTGGTTGGTGTTTGTTAGATGTCTTCGTTGCTGATGGCGATAGATAACTTTCTCATGTTTTTTTGTACATCTGCTACAGGGTCTCCTTGGGAAGAAACCATGACTAGCTTGCCTTGTGCCTGTCTGCGCATGATTTTCAAATCTTCTTCATGGCTCGTAGCGAACGGAATAAACTCAGCCAATACTTCAAGCACGTGAGTATCTGCTACTTCTTCACCAACATCAAACGCTTTATACAGCGCATCTTTAAAAACTTCTTCAATCTCAGCACCAGTAAAATTATCTGAACCAGTCACCAGAGTCTTTATGCTGAAATCTTTTGGATTTCTTCCGTATTTCTTAATTACTACATTGAAGATTTCTTTGCGCTCCTCAGCGTTAGGTAAATCTACCCAGAACAACTGGTCAAAACGACCTTTACGGATCAGGGCGGCAGGAAGCAGAGTATGGTTGTTCGTCGTAGCTACAATGAATGCAGGGTTATTGCGGTCATTCAGCCAAGTCAGGAACGTACCGAAGATACGGCTGCTTACCCCACTGTCTCCTCCGCCGGAAACAGCATTGTTACTTAGAGACTTTTCAATCTCGTCAATAAGAATAACACACTTACCTATAGACTCTACGGTTTTGATAACCTCCCGCATGTTCTTTTCGCTATTACCCACAAGCGAATCAAAAACACTACCTACATCAAGAGAGAACAAAGGGCAGTCAAACTCTCGAGCGATAGCCTTGCAAATAAGGCTTTTGCCTGTGCCTGGAACACTTGCAAGAAGCATACCTTTAGGCATAGGAAGTTTGTAGTCTCTGGCAGACTTGGAGTATGCGTTTTTCCTGGCGGTCAACCACTTCTTCAGTCCGGACATGCCGCCAACATTATCAAACGAAATGTTGGGTTCCATATAAGTAAGCAGACCGTTCTTTTTAAGCTGACTTATTTTTTCTTGAAAGACCGCCTCTACAAACCTCTGATTAAAGGCTTTTGCGCTGATGTAGGCCATAGCAAAAGCGTTCTCAACCTCGATGTTAGTCATACCTTTCGCTGCTTCAACAGAAGCCTCGACAATACCTGTAGAGATTTCGATCAGCGGCTGATTGCTTTCTGCCAACTCCTTATTGATTGAGTTTTTGATAAACATCAAGCGCTCTTCAATAGAGGCGGAATCAGGTAGAGTATAGTCAAGCAATTGAATTTCCTTAACAAGCTCTCCTGGTACAGCAAACTTATGCCCTACGAAAATAATCATGTTACGAAGCCTTTTAAGCTTGTTCCATGCATTCCTGAGCAAGCGGATGTTAATTACCTTGTCGAAGTGCAGATGAAAGTCGCGCAGAACAAAAATGTTGTTTGCGTGCTTGTACTTCTGAATATACTCTAAAAGATTTACCGTTTGCCTTGTTTCTTCTGGATGGGCGAGCTGATTTTCACCTGCTCTGCACACCAGTCCTTCCTGAGCATCCCATTCATGGATTGTGATTCCTGGCTCTCTCTCCCTCAGGGTCAGCAGATCTCTTGAAAACCTTGTTTCTTCGTGGGTGAGCACAAATAGACCAGGGTAACAGGCTTTGTGGTAGTTGTGTATTTTAGTCGTGAAGTCCATGCGATGATATGGGTGTAACTATGAAGTTATTTTTCTTTACTTGCTTGTTAATCTCGGTGTCTTTTACGTTAAAAAACCCGAGCATGTCTGACATCATTGCACAGCGCAACGAAGTCCCGGTCCTGTTGGCCCGGCTACGGTAATATTGCACCTCAGAAGGATGCATATTTTTTTCAATCCAAGAAGCAGCTATCTGAAGAGGGTGTTCTTCAGCAATAGGCTGTACTGCTGGATGGACTGTTGTTATATCAGTAGAAGCCGATATTGGTCTTCTTGTTACAGTAACTGGTTCCTTTAAGCTCTCGTGAGACTTTATAACGGCAGCTAGCGTTGTCTTATTCTTTGACCCTTTCGGTCTGCCTCTTTTTTTAGCCTCTGCAACAGGTTGTGCAGCGGCTAGCTCTGGTTGCACATAAACCTTATTCTTTGACCCTTTCGGTCTGCCTCTTTTTTTAGCTATAGGAGCAGGCTCAGGGGATACTGGAGCTGTATCGGTTTTGGGTTTGTTTTTAGATCCTTTTGGGCGTCCTCTTTTCTTAACAGGGATACAAGCAGAACTACTCGACGTTGTCTGGGTCTTCTTCTTGTAGCTCCCTTTTCCTAATTTTTCTCTCATGAGATTTTGCTACGTCGGTATAGTACTTATTTTCAAGTTTTACTCTCTCAATACGTTTATACTGATTGCGTCTATCTCTGGTCTGATATTTTCTTATGGTTCTACTCATAATACCTTCAAGTATAGCATACTCGTTAGTATTTGTAGACCCTATAATATTTTTTATTCTTGCCAGAGGATTTTTTTCCTATGATACTGGTGAATATAGACAGTGAAGCGTCCACGAACCTGAACAGGTCGGAGACTTGGCTGGTTGATTTTTTTCTTTCTTTTGCTTTTTTACTGCTGTTATGACCCATGATGAAATTAAACATACTGTAGAATTGCTGATGCATAGGAACAACGCAAAGTCACTGTTCCTAGGGCGTCAGCTTGCCTTCTCGGTACTTCCTCCCTCCTACTTTATCGAAAATTATCTTTACGACAACGAAGGTAGATTGCAGTCATTGGAAGCTTTCCCGATGCTGAAGCAGATATATGACAATGTGCCTCAGAAAATGATCTTGAAGTGTAGTCGTAAAACTCTAAAGTCTACTTTATTGTCTAATTTTATATGTCTAAATTTGATAAGGTTTAATTATTATAAGATGATGTATGTCGGACCTCAGGAGCTGACAACTAAGTATTTTTCTAGTAATTATATTCCTCCGAGGTTTGAAAGCCCTAAAGTTAAAAATCTTTTATTAAAAGGATGGTTTAAGAATGATGTATTTGAAAAAATATTAGATGATACACATAGTAGTGTGTTGTTTAGATATTGTAGCGATGATGCCACCAGAACTCGTGGCCCGGCTATTGATTGTGTCGTGTATGATGAAGTACAAGATATACAGCACGACCAGATACCTATTATTCAAGAAACTATGGCAATGTCTCCATACAAACGGGAGATATTTGCAGGTACTCCGCTAGACTCAACCAATACAATTCATAAAATCTGGAAAACCAGCAATCAGCTGGAATGGATGATGAAGTGCGAATACTGCACACATTGGAACTCACTCACCGAAGGGAACGACCCCCTGAAAATGATTCAGCCTCACGGGTTTAGTTGCAGCAAATGCTGTAAACAGTTAAACTCCAGGAATGGGGAATGGGTTGCTACAAATCCCGTAAAAGCTTTGCTTACAGGCTATCATCTAGCGCAGCCTATATTGCCTCATTTTAACGAAGACCCTAAAGAGTGGAAAGAAATATACGAAAAAGTGCATAGCGGCAAGAACGAGGTTCGAGTTGTTATGAATGAAACTTTCGGATTATCATACGACATAGGAAGTAAACCTATAACTCAGGAAGAACTCATACGTCTATGTACACTAGGCCCACAATCAGGGTCGGTAGACGAACACAGAGACCTTCCGATATTAGCTACCAGCCAACACAGATACATCAAATACACAATGGGGGTAGATTGGGGTGTAAGCATGGCACAGTCTAGAACAGTGGCTACCTTGATTGGTGTGCGTAATGATGGTGTATTGGAAGTGATCATGGCTAAAATATTCAGAGGGCATGATCATGAGGCGCATATACGACAGATAGCAGATATAGCCAATATGGTTGGAGCTTTCTGTGTGAGTGACAGTGGGCCTGATCCAATTCGTGGAATCAAACTATGCGAGCTTACCAGTCCTCAAAGGTCTCAGTTGGCTGCATATAGAAGAACTAAAATGATTCAACATTTTGAGCCTGGAGTATATGATTGGAGACAAAACCGTTGGGTTCTTCATAGGTCTGACGTAATATCGCTAGTTATGAGGCAGCTAAAAGCAGGAAACATCCTATTCCCTCAATGGACTGATGTGAACGAGTACATGCAGGACATACTAAACATATTCATTGAGGTAAAAGACGGACTGTTTGGTCAGGAACTGATTTACGACCACCACCCAAAACAGCCAGACGACGCCATGCACAGTCTTGTGTTTGCTGCTTGTGCCGCCTACATGGCTGTAGGCGACGCCGGGTTGCTGGGACCTAGCTCAACAGCAGGTGAAGACATGAGCTAAAAGAAACCCACTCTGCGTACCTCTTCTTTTTCATATCTGGTGTTCGCTCCCATATTATATATATCAGCCAAAGTCATACCCTCTTCAATAACTGAGTGGTCTAACCCCAGATGCTTTGCTAGCTTCACACTCTGAGCACGATCTAGCTCCTTGAACTCGTGACATAGCTTTAATCTTCCTTTACGCAGTAATGCCTCATCAATCTTATCT